TCCGCCTGTCGTGAGTTCCAACTGCCAAGCCATTCAGTCCGGTTACCGTGTCCGGCGCCTGCGTTATTCAGGCGGAAAAGAACTTGACAGTTGTTTGGTGTAGCCTCAGAGCTTAAGATGAGTCCCAACTGTCAAGCCACAACAGCGCTAGCGATTTTACTCTGGTCTCAATACTAATCTCAGAGTGTCCCCAACAGGGTCTCTGCATCTACCTTCGATGCGCCAGCTGCCTTGGCCAGCTTTTCGTCCTCTAGCCGCTTGACAATTACTGCGATCGGAGGATGTGCTCGCAGGGCCATCTTCTCAGCATGAGTCTTGGGCTTCAGGAAAGCCTTGACCGTTGCTTCATCCTTTTGCGAATGCTCCATCAGCGCTCGCAGCAGAATCGAAACCCCGGCAAAGCCGCCGCCCTCGCGCTTGGCAGTCCATTCAGGAGAATCACCGCTGAGGCGGTCGATCATTTCATCGACTGCTACCACCATGTCATCGACGTCGTCTTCACCGGCGGTCTCGTCGCCGATCTTCTGCGAAGCGCCGTGGCCGGCGAAGTCCCAGAGCAGGGGAGAACCAGTAGTGACAGTGAACGAACGGGTCTTGCCGTTGCGGAAGTCAAACCGTACTGTAACACCATCAGTACCGTCATCGGGCTTGATTACTTCCTTCTGCAGCTTTCGCTTACCTGGGAATACAACAGAGCGGCCGTCTTCCATGATAACGGTTTCGGGCTCGACTTTGGAACGTTGCGGCTGTGGTGCTGAGCCGGGGCCACCAACAGCGTCAGAGACTGCCTCCATCAATTTGACTGCAAAACCTTGGTTGTTGAACATTTCTAAGTTCTCCGAACGATCAAAATGGCATCCTATTAGAGGGCGATTGCCGGATTCCCCGCATTGTGCGTGGCGCGGATGATCGCGCGGTTGGCGGCGGTAGTCAATTAAGTGTTGGATTAGAATAAAATGCACTTGCTTACAGCATCCTCCTTGTATACCACTGCCGAGGCGCGCCGTCTCGCTTCGTCTCTTGCAGGTGACGCACGATCTCTGCGATAGCCTGCTCTCGGCTGAGCTTGTCTAGCATCGCTAAGCGTCTGGACTGCTCAACGGTCAGTAATTTTCCAGGAGGGATCATGTGGTTGATCCTTGTGTTACATATATGAATCTTCCTCCAATTCCACTAGATCACACTGCGTCTCGTAAACAGGAACTTCCTCAATCTTCGTTCCGACTTGAATCTGTTTACAGGTGCTGATCGAAATGTCCAGCAGCAAATTCAGTTCCTCAAATCCCTTTGGGTATTCGCCTTCAGCACCAGTTAACTTCAGCAGATATTGTAGCCTTCCACCTTCTCGCCAAACAGCTTGACGTTTCCAGCCAAGTTCACGCAGATCTCTATAAAGCTGATGCCAAGAGCTGCCGGTGTCAGAAATGAAGCCGAATTTTAAGGCGTTTGGCGGCAGGTTAAAATCCCAATTCTGACTTCTAGGTAAAATATGCCGTAGATCCCAGGTATAAGCGCTGGTTATGTCTCTAAGCATATATCGTGGAAACGATTTATACCACAGGCCGAATAAAAACGCTCTGCGAACTTCATTGCTATGATTTATATCTATGGTAGTGGATTTACCAAGTTCAGAAATAGCCTCAACTATTTCAGTTTGATTGGTGACTTCGTCAGGATTAACCGTTTCCATTTTAAGATACCTCTTTTAGATTAGATTAGATTAGATTAGATTAGATTAGATTAGATTAGATTACCAGAGTCAATTTCTCTGCCGCCCGCGTCACTGCGGTGTACAGCCATTGAATGGCGGTTTCCCTAAAACAATAGTTTTCGTTCATTACCAAAACATTATCCCATTGCGATCCCTGAGACTTGTGCACTGTGATAGCATAGCCCCAGTCGAATTCGTCGAACTTGCGGTGCTTGCTAGCTGGAAGTTTATCTTCCTCGGCGCAGAAAAACTGAAGCGGGACCTTCACCTTGGCAGTACGCCCGGCGAGGTCTAGGCTGTTAACCTTTAATTCAAAGATCTCGCCGTCGAAAACCGGAGGCGGCTCGGCGGCGACCTGCCACATACCGCCGTTGAACAGCCCCTTGTCGCGGTTGTTCTTGAGGCAGATCAGCTTTTCCCCTGACATGGGAGTTTGCGGTTGGTCAAAGCCAAGCATTTTGCGAATGTCTGCATTCAGCGTACGGCGCGTGCGGTTGATGCCACAGAGAACTTGGTCTGCAGCTAACAGGTCGCTTTGGCGATTTAACGAGGCTTTCCGCAGCACGCGGGATTCGCCATAGTTTCCTGACTTTACCCCACGACCTAGACGAATATCCATTGACATTCTGATAATTGGGTTGTCTAAGGCTTGACGATGGATTTCAGTCAGCATCACGTCTGGACGATCTTTGGTGAAATAACCTGTTCCGCTGATTGGCGGAAGTTGGCCTGGGTCGCCTAAAACTAAAATTGGCCTGTTGAACGATAATAGATCTCGGCCAAGTTCTTGCCCAACCATTGAAACTTCATCGACGATTAATAGCTTGGCGTTCCACAAATCCGATTCATCGTTGAGGACGAAGCTGAGTTCTTCTTCCCCGGTTGGCTGACCGGTGGTTTTGTCCAGCACCGGAGTCATTTTAGGAACATAAATCAGCGAATGAATGGTTGAGCAATTAAAACCTTTACGCCGCATGACTAAGGCTGCCTTGCCAGTGAATGTTGCAGCTAGAACTCCGCGGCCGAGATCCTGGGCTTTGCGGGCTGCGATAGTGGTTTTGCCGGAGCCGGCGAAGCCGAAGATTTTGAAGACTTGGGGAACGCTTTCGGTAATAGCAGATTCCTCTGCTTCTGGTTCCATATTACGTTTGCCGGTGTAGACTCGACTAGCTCTGTGAAACCATTCATCAAACTGTGCTAAGGCTTTGCCTTGGGTTTCGCTAAGAGCGATTTCTGTGGCAGTGGTAGTGACAACAGACATATGTTTGAGTTCCCTAGGTAAATGAAATGGCCAAAACTCCGCGCGGATATTCAACCCGATTACACGCGCGGAGTCAATTAAGAATTGGAGGTGTTTATATTTTCTTCACCCAGAATCTTTTCCCATCGCCCCGACGCAAGGTATCTCTCTCGACTAAGAATTTGACCGTATTCGTTCTTACGATCTCGAAACAACCATTCATCGTCTACGTATAGCATGCACTCGTACGCGCCTGTAGCATCAGCATCCTCTGCTTTTAACAAAATTTTTATTCTTGATGTGTCTATAATAATCTGTGCTCCTTCTCTAACTAACTGGCTAAGCATCAGTTCCACTTGTCTATGGTATCTATTCATCTCGCGCATCCTTTAACTATACAACTTGGATCAACCGGCTGCAGACCACGTTCGGGAGCTGCTGTTAGTTGCCCGCCATTCTTCTCGCGTTCAGCTATTAAATAACCTGTCGCAAGCATGCTGGCTACTACTGCGCTCGCGGTACGCCAGTTCCACTCCCATATAAACCGGGAGGAATCGGCGGCGGAGCCCCGATTAGGACTGGAGCTATTGTTGCTATTGCTATTGCTATAAGCCCTTGTCGTTGCACAGCCGCTAGTTGAACAGCTGCCGACAGACATTAAAACGATTGCCCCGGCGGTTAATAGCTTGTCACGGATAAGAGGTTTCATGAAAGTTCTCTCTGTTTGTTTGCCTCAGCCAACCCAAAGCACAAACCAAATTGCTATTGCCAGCGCGATAACCTCTCGCACTCCACGCCAGAAATCAGCTGAATTATAACGTTTGATAGCTAGTTGCAGCCATTGTGGTTGATGTGGTTGCTGTGGTTGATCTGTGTTCATTGCAGTAAAGCTCCAGTTGAAACTCCGATAATCGCCAGGAAGCTCAGCACCCACATCAGCAAAGTGCAGACCAGGGCGAAAGCGTTGAGAAAAGTTCGTATTGGTGATCGCATGGTTTAACTTCAGCCTCCAAAAAGTTGATTCAAGAGCCCGTCTGCCCCGCCCATGGCTTCAAAAGCTAGTTTATCTCGACATTCCGGGCCAATACCACTAGCTATAGATTCTGGAACAGTCAACAACCTCCCACATCTACCACACCGTCCAGCATGAGCGAATTCAAACCGCTCCCCGCAGCGTTCAAGATGCTTCCAGCACCAGGCAAATCCTTTAACTGCTGGGGTTGCCTGGGATAACAAATAGCTAAAATGCCCTTCGCGAATGCTGCCGCAGTAGCGATAGTTGCGGGAATCCCCGTTGTCGCGGCCAGCGAGGACTTTGACAGTCCAAGTCTGAGGTTCGACTGGAGCTAATTGTCCTGTTTGCGGGTTGCGTTGGTAGCGAAGCTGGACCTTAAAGGTAAAGTGTTTTCCAGTGCGCATAGATTTTAAGGTAAACAACGCGTTGCCGGCGAGAATAAAAGCACGGATTTGCTCAGGGGTCATTTTGAGAGGCTCCTGTGTCATGATGTCGTTGGCTATGTTCCAGGATGGCTCCTTTTTCAAAGAGCCATCGTGCAACCTTGGTACAACAAGTTCGGTCTAAGTTCGGTCGAATATCAAATTCCCCAACCTAATCCGCTCGATCCGCTGCGGATGTATTGGCAGCATTTGACACTCGACATAATCAAGCTGTTTATTTTCTGCTTTTGCTATTCTAGCTCCATGCTGGTTGAAGTAGCGGCCCGTTGGTATACAGCTTGCGCCATTTTTGGTCGTGCAGTTCGTGATGTTGGCGTTGGTGGTCATTTTGAGAACCTCTTAGATTTAGATAATGTTGATGCCTTCAACCTTCCTATCTCCTGCTCTAGCCTGGAAACCCCTTCTCCAGTTGCTTCAGTCCGTTCGCGGATCGCAGTATAATCAGGGGCTGTTTCAGCCTCAGCTTTAGCCTCAGCTAGCATTCCCTGCAGCTTAGCTAAACTCGCGTCTATAGCTGCCTGTGAAACAGCTGCTGCCTCTTCAGCCAGCTGTTTACTCCGACAGGCGTTAACCGCCATGGTTAGATCGACTTCCCGGTCAGTCGGCGGCGCCCCCGGTAATTGTGGAAAGCTATACCCTTTAGCTATCCTGGTGATCTGCTGAATCGACAATAGAATCCCGAATTCCTCAACCAGAGCCTGTCGAATCATTGGATAGCTTTCCATCTTAGCATAGCGTTGGCGAATTGCCATTACTGCTTCACCAGTAGCCTTCGCTGCTCGAGTGTTTAGTCGTTGGAAGGTCATGGTCATGCCTTTCTGGTGTATAACTGTGACGACGCTACATACGCTGTATATGAAACGCAAGTTGCTGTTGCGTGCGTTTCAGCCGCGCTTCAATTTCTGGTATGGACGCGGGGTCACCACCACCCTTTACTTCATCCGCGCGACACGCGTCGGCATATGCATTGATTGCGTGGATGAGTTCATCGGTTGCCTTCGTCTCAGCTGCCTTCGTCTCAGCTGTAGTCCTCGCATCTGCTTCTGCTGCCTCTCTAATGTACAACCGTGCGAACGCGGTTGCTCTCGTGCTTTGATATTCGGCGTTTGCGGCTGCCCGCACGCGTTTGTATTCGGCCCTCGCGGCCCACATGCGGTCGAATTCGGCCCTCGCGGCAGCCATCACGCGCTCGTACTCGGCCGACGCAGTCGCCCTAACGCGCTGGTACTCAGCCAACGCGTCTTGGCTCAGCAGATGCTCGGCCGCCCAGTTCCAATCAAATTGAGCGGCATGTTGGACACAGCATGCCTCAGTAACCTCGATTGAACTCCCGAAGAGCCGCTCGAACTGGGAGGTCTCATCTGTGCAGGCGCCTAAACGTTTGAGTTGAGCTAGCGTGATAATTGCGCTCATTTGTCTATTCTCCTGTATCCTTTAAGAAATGCATTTGTGTGTTCTCTCGAAGCGGTAGCCGTAGCCGACAAGCAATATGGTTTCCAATTCAGCGTCGGATATCATCCCCTCCCTCTCCGGTTTCATGTCTCGGCGCCTGTTCTCGCGTTCGGCCCTCATTATCCCACTCTCAAACCCCGTCGTCCATCAAGAATTGCTCAATTGGCATATCATCTTCATCATCATCATTATCAAACTCATTCAACCCATTCCCATTCCCGTCAATTCCCGCGTGGATAATTCCCCAGTGGCTAACCCCCTCAGTTCTCTTCCTCCCCAGTTTCCTCTCTCTATAGTTATTAAAAAAAAAAAATAAAAAAGGACTAAGACTGGACATGCACTAAAATGGTGCACACTGGGGGTATCAATCACTGAGTAGTTATCCACGCACATATATCGATGAGGGGAAATGGGTCGTATGCGCGTGATGATGATGATGATAATGATGATGATAACATACAAAAATCGCGAACTGGGCACTTTTTAGCTTTAGCTGCCCAGCCCGCGATTTCAGCGATTTCGGATCGCCCTCGGGCTCCGCCCTGGGCTTTTCAGAGCCCTCTCAGCAACTCTTCCGCATCAACATCCCCTGCCAGGGCCGCCTCCCGCTCCCGCAGTTGCTCGCGGGCGAGCTCCATTGCGTCTTTCAGCCGCTCGCTCAACACCAGCGCCGTGATCTGCGCCGCCGACCGCTCGCTCACGAATTGAGCAATGGTTTCTGGCGATTTCTCTGGATCAAAAATCCCCAGCGCAATCCGCAGCAACTCGGCATTCGGATGTTCCTTCACCGTCCGCCCCGCGCCTTCAGCCCTGGCTGGTGACCATTCCACGGCCCCCGAATTCAAATGCTCGACCAGCCGCGCCATCGCCATTCGTTTCTGCGCCGGAGTCGCCGATTTGCCGGTTTTCGTGTCCCGGGCCATCGCAGCTGCGTCGCTGACGCGTTGCGTGAACCCGTGATACTCGGCCCGGAGGCGGTTGGCGTCGCTGACTTTCGACAAATCAAGCACCAGCGGCGGTTCGTCGCTCCCTCGCACCGTCCACGTAATGGTGCGATGTTGCATGTCTGCCTTCGCCGAGACCGTCCAGTTGGAGCGCTTGCCATTGTTCGCGCGGGATTGGCCGGTTTGCCCCGAGGCGGATTCTCCGGCCGTGTCGGGCGTGCTCTCGCCCCCCGTCATTGATGTACCGGGTTCGCCCTCGCGCGCCGCCTCGGGCTCCTCCGCGCGTCCATTGGCATTTATCAGATCGGTTGTCGTGGTCATGAGAGTTCTCCCGGCGGCCATGCCGCCCATGAATATCCGCGTGCAGAATTGCCCGCGAAACCGGTCCTGATCGCGACCGAGCACGGGCACTCTAGATGAATGCCCGTGGTCCGTGGTATCAGGGATTGTGCGTATTCAATGGATTCTTCCGCGTCCATTGCACGAGGTTACGCCGCTCGCGAAACGTGATCCGCGTCCCGCGGTCATCTGGCCAGTCAACGTACCATCGGCCATCGTCTGGGTTCCACGAAATGGCCCAGCCCCATAACGAGGGTTGTTCCACGGCTGGCTCGTTTCTCGCGTGATTCCAGACCGGTCCGGTGCGTGTGCTGCGTGTGTGTGTCATGAGAGAGTTCTCCTCCGCCGCGCCGAATTGGCGCCCACCAATTACATGCAACCCCCGTGCCAGCTGCAGGCCCCGCGCCATTGCTCACTCGAACCTGAACAACTCCTCCAGCGTGACAATTTTGGTCACATTGTGACCGTCACATTGTGACAATTTTTGTCACCCTCGAATCCGTCCAGCCGCGTTGCCAAACCCCCACATCTCCGCCAGCCTGTTGCTCCCACACCATTGGTCTCTCGGCTGTTGTGCTCTCGTCATCATCTGAATTATGTTAAATCCTTGGGTCCCATACCCCCTGGGGGGGAAAAATCCGCTGCGCTCGCGCGCGGGAGAAAGCCCCATTCCCATTTTCTCTCCCTTCTACTTTTCCACGCACATAATCCTCTAATCCTCGCTCGAATATTCCTCCCGATTATCCGCGCGGGGCTCCGGCTCCGCCCGAGAGTGCTTCGTGCTTCGGGCGCTTTGGGCGCTTCGGCCTCCAGTTGAGCATATCTTGGTGGAAAGGGGGTTGACAGCTCGGCGCCGCCGGGTTAAAACGCGCGGGAGAGGGCTAGGTGGCTAGGCTTTAACAGCCAGGAGTTTGGAATGTGAGCGCAGTTGAAGTTGAAGTTGATCTTAGTCCTGGCGCTGACGCCGAACTAGCCAAACTGCTCGCAGAGGCGAAGGCGGCTAGCCCTGCTGCTACGGGCATGGACACGGACAAGCCTCTTGCGAGCGGTTCTCGCGAGCGCGGGGCGATTCAAAAGGTCGCCTACAATCACCAGGCAATGATTGACCTGATTCTGGCTAACCCTGCGATTTCACAGAACGAAATCGCCCGGCATTTTGGCTTGACGCCCGCCTGGGTCTCCCAGGTGATGGTCAGTGACGCATTTCAAACCGCCTTTGCCAAGCGGCGTGAGGAAATGATCGATCCCGTGCTGCAGCGCACGGTGGAAGATAACTTCAAGGCCCTGGTCTCGCGTTCGCTGGATGTATTGCTGCAGAAGCTGAATCGTCCTGCGATTGCAATCTCAGACAACCTCGCCTTGCGAGCGGCGGAAATCGGCGCACGAGCTGCAGGCTATGGAGCGAAGGAAACAGCTCTGCCTGGTGGAACCCCAGTTGAAGTCAACATCCACCTCGAACAGCTAGGTGGAGGGCTCGTGCAGCTGCTGCAGCGGAAGAAGCGAGAAGCTGAGGCTGTTACTGTTGTTGAGTCTCTAGCCGAATCCAAGCCCGACACAGCCCTCGCTATTGCTCTTACCCAGGAGTAACTTCAAATGTCTATCCATCGCTCGCGGCCAATGGGCTCCGCCGGTTCTACAGGCCAGCGGTATTCAACTACTGTCAGCCCAGGCGGAGATCTCCAGGGCCAGAAACCCCCCACCGACGCCCAGCCGATTCGCCAGCGCGCGCAGCTCGGCGGAGACCCAATGGACAAAATGCCTCGCCGCAAGTCATCTGTCAAGGGCCGACAATACGGCGGTTATTGATTACTGTTACTTGCCATGGGTATTTCCTTTCCACAGAACTTCGACCTAGCAGGCCGCTTGGGCCTCGTCGAGGGCGTTAGCGAGTTTGTAATGGCTGCGCGGGCAGCAGATATTCAAACTGTTCAACCCCCTTTAACTATCGGCTCGAATAACCTGTTACAGCTATTTGCAGCTGGGGAAGAATCTTGGGAAATTGTCTCTGACGATGCTGCTGACGCAGCTGCTGGTACTGGAGCACGCAGTGCATTAATCACTTATCTCGACGACGAATTCATTTTGCAGTCTGCCGTCGTAGCCCTAAATGGCACTACGCCAGTAGCAATAGCGGCAAATTGCTTCAGACATCAATCCACGCTCGTTATATCAGCTGGCTCAGGGCAAACTAACGCTGGGCGCTTGACTATTCAAGTTGCTGGTGGAGGCGCCGCCCGGGCAAACATCGCCCCGGCTACTTCAGCTTCTCGACAAGCTTCCTTTACTATTCCAGCTGGATATTCCTTGCTGTTATCCAGCACTAACTACCTAGTCGGCCGTGGTAGTGGGCCCGGCGTGTCAGCTACCATCGCCGCCTACGTCTATCTCGCAACAGGTGTTAGATTGCTTGGCTTGGATTTCACCATCAGCGAACCAGGCGTCCCTATCGACGTCAACGGCGGAATAGTAGTTAACGAAAAGGCTACCCTGGAAGTTCGTGTGAATTCTGTCAGCCACAACGATGTGGATGTTTCAGTCCTGTTAAATGGCCTGCTGGTTAATACTGTTGGCTTGCAGTGGCCTGTGACTTAGTGGAGTTTATAGCACAATGGCAAACACCAACACCAAGCGGATAGTCGCAGACGGCCCGCGTAATGCAGTTGTTGAACTGATCGGCGTTCTCGACACGACAGCTGCTGAATTCACTGTCACTCCTGCAATTGATCTCGACGTCGACTTCGCTAACAATGAAGTTGGCTTAGTCCTTGCAGGCCTGCGCGTTGACGAGATTCAGTATTCTATTTCAGACGGTGTTACAGCCAGGTTGTTCTGGGACGCTACTGCTGACCAGCTTATAGCTGCTCTAGCCGGGCACGACAAAATGTGCTTTGGTGATAAAAATGGCCTGCAGCCTAGTCGAATAGCAGCTGGTTATACCGGTGACATTGACTTGACTGTCAACAACATTATTGTTACCCCTGGTTCCGACCCTATACGTGTCTATACCTTGTTGATTTGCATGACTAAGCTTTACGACCAGCCTTGAAACCAGCCTAACCTAGTCTAACCTAACCCGACCAGAGCCCCTCCAGATGTCCTTCGGCGGCCAGCAAGTTCAGCAAGTCAAAAAAGTCGGCGAAACCGCCGATGTTCTGTTTGACTTCAGCGGTAAGGTTCCTGCAGGAGGCTCAATTTCTTCCGCCACCGTAACCGCCGCCGTTTACAGTGGAGTTGACGCTAATCCTTCTGCTTTGATTTCTGGTGCTGATTCCATCTCCGGAGCAATTGTCACCCAGGAACTAACCGCTGGGGTCGCCGGCGTCATCTACGAACTTACCTGTGAGGCTTTGCTGTCTGATGGCCAAACGCTTCGAATGTCCAGCTATTTAGCTGTCGTCACGGGGTTAACTTAAAATGCCTAAAGCCTTCACCTCCTGTGTCAATCGCGGTGGCCGCGTTCGCACTAAGTCTCTTTCGGGCAACAAATACGTGCATCTTTGCTTCAAAAACGGCAAGTCTTATGCAGGTGAAGTAAAAACCAGAAAGCCTATAAAGCGGAAGTAGCTTTATGTCTGTCCCTCGACCGCCGGGAAAAGAAGACTTTTCAGAGGACTTTAGCGGAGATGATGATTCTATGCATATCAGTGGAACGGACATTCCTAAAAGTACCTTAGCGATTGGCGCTGTTTTGTGGTCAATCTTGTTTGCGATGCAGGCTTGGCATTTGATCACTACCTTGAACATGCGCGAGAAGCAGCTTGAACAAAGCGGCGACATCCGAGTAATGTCTGTGCAGCAGACTAACGTCAGCGATGATATTAAAGACCTCAAGGAAATTGTTGCTGCACACGAGCGCAGGCTCAATGCTATTGAGCGTAGAGGATCTGCGCCATGAGTCACCAACAGACCCGCAAGCACAGCACCTCTCGCCGACACTATAGCCCGAGTGCTTCAGTTCGAGTTGGGGATTCGGCGGTGACACTGCCATTGTTAATGATCATCTGTTTCATGACGGGCGTCTGTACAGCTGGTACCATTGCCTTTGGCTACATCGCCTGGCGAGCTGAAGAACGAGCTGACTTGTTACAGCTTGAGGTTGAGAGCTTTAAGAATGTTCTGCATGCACATCAGCTACCTACCGCCGTTCACTTGCCAGGAGAATCTCCATGACACACCAATCCAGCCACGTTATTATCAGGGCATTGCTTAGCACACCTGACATTACACCTGGTGATGTTATTGCGCTTGAAGCTATTCAAGCTCGCAATCAGTTCTCTCGCCGAGAACGTTGGTTTATTGCTTGGTTGGTTTATAGGCTGCTGGAGGGCTGAATAGTGAAGCTTATCCCAAAGCCAGAAGGTTTTGATCTTCGCGATCGTAGATCAGCTAAAAGCTGTTCTGGATCTGACTGGCAACCAGCTGACGCGTTGTATAGTGCTCAGCAACGAATATTGTCGGCAAAAGCTGACACAGTTATGATCATCTGGCGGGAAATAGACGAACAGGGCGAGCCTTGTACTTGTTTTTCGTTCAGTGGCCAGCCTGTTGACGGTCCAGCACTATTTCTCAATGCTATCGGCAAGTTTATGGGCTGGTTCAAGCAGTGAAGCTCACCGCTGAGATGATCGAGGCTTTTGCGGGGGTTTATCTCAGCCCCCGTTACGACGCGCCTCAGCCAACGCCGGACTTCCACCGTGAATGTTGGAATCGTTACTGCAGCGATTATCCTGCATGTGCTACCGCGGCTCCCAGAAATCACGCAAAAGCACAGCCGCTGAAAACCAAAGTGCTGACTCCTACTGGATGGACAACAATTGGAGAACTATCGGTTGGTGATTTTGTTATTGGCAGCGATGGGCATGCCACACGAGTAACACAGTTACACCCTATTGCTGTTCAGCCAACTTACAGACTGGAAACAAAAGACGAACGGGCTGTTTTGTGCAACGATGAACATCTGTGGTCTGTGTATATCCCCAGCAATACAGGTGAAAGGCTAATAACACTTTCATTAAAGGAGCTAAAACTTAAAGCTTTTGCGCAAAAGCCGAATGGCTACATTGAATATAGAGCTTTTTTGCCGCTCTGCAAGCCTGTTTGCTTTTTCGAGCATGGAGAGGAACTTGATATTCCAGCCTATATGCTTGGTGTGTGGCTTGGCGATGGCCACGCGGCTGATGGACGAATAACTTCTGCTGATCCTGAGATATTCAACTGGTTTGACTGTGTTGTTATTAAACAAGCTGGAAGTTATCTATACAAACCAGAAGGTTTTAGAGATAGACTTCAGGCAGCGGGTTTGCTGAATAATAAATTTGTACCTGCGTTGTATTTGGTTGACACTCCAGTTAAACGTCTGGCCCTGCTACAGGGATTGATGGACACCGATGGGACTGTTCACCAAGACGGTAAGATTGCTTATTTCTGCAACACCAACGAAAATCTTGTTGAAGCCGTGGTGTTTATTGTGCGTAGCCTCGGCGGCGTAGCTGTAGTTTCTATAACTAAGTCTGCAAAAGGCGCGACACAAACTTCTTACAGAGTGTCGGTTAAATTACCAAAGGATTTGTGTCCTTTTAGGTTGCACAGAAAGGCAGCTTTATGGAAAGGCTGTAACAACGAACGACTCAGCATAACAGCAATAGACTATGTTGGTGAAGAAGCTTCACGTTGTATTACAGTTGCAGCAGAAGACGGTCTTTATGTGACTGAAGATTTTTTGCTTACTCACAACAGCACAGGCTTGACCCACGACTTTATCCTGGCTAATGTCTGTTTCCGCCAGGAAGACTATGTCATTCTCGTTGGAGCTTCAGAAGAGATGTCCATTGAACATCTTGGTGATATCGCTAACGAGCTTCGCGAGAACGAAGATCTACGCCGCGACTTCAAGATCAAGGATTTCTGCACCGAGCAGAAAACCGACATCGTCATTGAATGCGTCGACGGCCACCAGTTTCGAATCATTGCTCGCGGAGCTGAACAAAAGATCCGCGGTCGCAAATGGCGTGGAAAGCGTCCTGGGCTGATCGTCTGTGATGACCTAGAAGACGATGAACAGGTCGAAAATAAAGACCGCCGACGCAAGTTTCGGCGCTGGTTTTTCAGGGCTTGCAAACAAGCCCTTCGCGATGGCGGGCGGATTCGGGTTCATGGGACTATCTTGCATGAAGACTCTTTGCTAAACCACTTAATCAAAAACAAAGCCTGGCACTCCCGCAAGTACAAGGCCCATCGAGCCTTTAACGATTTCACTCAGATTCTGTGGCCAGAGAAATTCCCTGCTGACCGCCTTAGCGCTATTCAGCGAGAATTCGTAGCCGAAGGCGATGCTGCGGGATATTCTCAGGAATACCTTAACGATCCTCGCGATAATGAAGAGCAGTATATTCGTAAAGATGATATGCTGCCAATGATCTTCACCACCAAGGACGTTCATGATAACTTAATCGAAGTCGATTATCGCAGCCAGTTCAAACGCCGGGGCTGCGGTGTTGACTTTGCTGTTTCTAAAGACGACACCGCTAATCGCACTTCCTTTACTATCGGCGGCAAGTGCCTCGACAACACTATCTGCATCGAAGATCAACATGTTGGCCGTTGGCATAGTGCTGAGGTGATTGAAAAATTCTTTGACATTGCTAAACGTTGGGCTGACGACTTAAACGACTTCACCTTCTACGTCGAAGACGGCGTGATCTGGAAGACCCTCGAACCTATTCTACGCAGCGAAATGCGAGAGCGCGGCGTTTACCTCAACCTAGAACCTCGCATGCCGGTAAAGGACAAGGCTGTTCGTGGTCGGCCGTTTCAAAAGCGTTCTCGTGCTGGTTCAATGCGGTTTGACAAGGACGCTGAGTGGTACGAGGAATATGAGGCTGAAATCCTGCTATTCCGTGCCGACGCCGAAGCCCTTGCTGATGATCAATTTGATTCAACAGCTTGGCTGGTAATTGGCCTTGAAGAAGTAGCAGTGGAAGACGACGACCAGCTTACTGACGACGAACTTCGCGAAGTCATGTTATCACAGTCCATGCGTCGCGGCGGCGACGGGCGTTCTCCAGTAACAGGATACTAATACAATGGCTGTTCGCTTAGAACTGTCTCGTCGTATTCGCTTAGACGCCGAAACAATGAAGGCGCCTAATTTAGCAGGGCGCCTTACTGCCGAAGACTTAACTGCTATCGGTGAATTAGTTTACGAAGGCTATCAGGCAGACGAGTCTTCTCGTGCAGATTGGCTGCGCCGAAACGAAGCCGGAATGAACTTTGCTCTGCAGATTTTTCGTGACAAGAACTGGCCCTGGCAGGGCTGTTCAAATGTGATTTTTCCTTTGATCACCATTGCTGCTTTGCAGTTCAGCTCTCGTGCCTATTCAAATATCATCAGCGGTACAGATATCGTTCGCTGCCGTGTGCCTAGCAATGATTCTACTGGCGCATTGACTGCCCGTGCTGACCGTATCAGCACCCATATGTCATGGCAGGTGCTTGAAGAAGACGAACCCTGGGAAGAGCAGCATGATCGCTTGTTCATCAGCGACGCCATTGTTGGGACTGCCTTTGTAAAGTCCTATTACGACGGCAAGCTAGGGCATAATGTCAGTGAATTAGTCCAAGCTCGCGATTTGACCATGGACTACTATGCGAAGTCAGTAGAAAGCTGCCAGCGCAAGACGCATAGAATTTCCCTATTCCGCAACGATATCTACGAAAGAATTCGTCGAGGGGTCTTTCGAGATGTCTTAGAGAGCGATTGGTATAAAGCTTCTGTTCCTCCGGCAGCATCTCCAGCTTCTGCTGTTTCGTCTCAGGCAGAGCGCGATAATCGTCAAGGAATTCGGCCACCGCCGCCCGACCAGGACACCCCTTTTAGGTTTCTTGAACAACACCGGACGCTTGATCTTGATGGCGACGGCTACGCCGAACCTTATATCGTCACCATCGAAGAAACCTCTCGCGACGTTGTTCGTATTGTTGCTCGCTGGGATAACGAAACACAAATCGAGCGTAATGCTGCAGGTGAAGTAATCTGTATCAACGCGACAGAATATTTTACCAAGTATGGTTTTATTCCTTCGCCTGACGGCGGCATCTATGATATCGGCTTCGGTGTTTTGTTAGGCCCCCTGAACGAATCTGTTAATACTTCGATTAACCAGCTGCTTGACAGTGGCACAATGCAGAATTCTATAGGGGGTTTTCTGGGTCGAGGAGCAAAGATCCGTGGCGGCCAGTATTCAATGGCCCCCTGGGAATGGGTTAGAGTTGATTCAACAGGTGATGACCTTCGTAAAAACGTCGTGCCATTTCCTGACCGCCAGCCTTCTACAGTTTTGTTCAACTTGTTGAGCTTGCTGATCGACTACACCAATCGTGTAGCAGCTACTACCGAGATTATGATCGGCAAAACTCCAGGCCAAAACACCCCGGCGGAGACCTCGCGCAACGCCTTGGAGCAAGGCATGCAGGTTTTCAGTACCATTTTCAAACGACTCTGGCGTGCGATGAAATCGGAGTTTAAAAAGCTCTTTCGTCTCAATGCTATTTATCTACCTGCAACTTTTCAATTCGGCGAGGGGCAAGGTGCTCGCCGCGAGGACTATTTATCTTCAGCTGATCAAGTAGTCCCAACAGCCGACCCAAACATTACTTCGTTCTCGATGAAGTTTTTCCAGGCACAGTCTATTCGTCAGGCTTCGCAGCAGGTTCCTGGCTATGACATCGACTACGTCGAACGCCAGTTTCTTAAAGCTATGCGAGTCGAAGCAATTGATCGTTATTTTCCAGGCTCTGGCAAAGTCCCGGCGCCGCCGAACCCCAAGATTGCTGTTGCTGAAATGCAATTGCAGGTTAAAAGACTTCAACTTGAAGAAGAGCGCTTGCGTTGGATGGCTGAACTCATGGAGCAAAAGCGGCTCAACACGGCTAAGATCGTTGATCTGCAGGCTAAAGCTGCGGCCACAGTCGCAGGAATTGACGAGGCTGAAGCAGCTACTCAACTAACCTATCTGCAGACGGCTCTTAGCGCACTACAAGCACACAACCAGGCAATTAACGATCGTATAGCTGCCTTAGGGCAGGTTCAAAGTGGTGGTAGTGGAACTGAAATTGGAGGTAATTTAGATGTCGATCAAACTACACTTCCCGGTGCCGCCGGAGGAATTCCAGGCTTGGAAGGTGGACCCGGTGACGAAGGAGGTATACCAGCTGCTGAGGCGCTGGAAGGAAATGCTGAGGCTGCAGTGGTCTAGTGGGATGTTTCAGGGCGATACTGTGCAACGTACTGCTGAAGCTAATGCTGCAGCCATTGCGCAAATTCGGGTACTGGACCAGTTGATTGATCTGACCCCAGAGGAATTAAACGAGGCACTTGAAGATGAGCAACAGATTTGACGAAGTTGAAGCCAAAAGCACAGTCCAAAACCTTAGCGGTATTCGACCAAAAGGTCATGCTGTTTTGTGCTTGCCTTACGAACCGCCAAAAGGAGATAGCAAGATTATTATCCCTGACACGGTTCGAGAGCGAGCTAAAATGCAGCGTGATAAATTACAGGTAATTGCCTGTGGTGACGCTTGCTGGTCAGATGAAAAGCGCCCTCGTGCGCAGATAGGTGATCTAGTTCTAGTCCCTTATCTCGCTGGACGTATGGTGACTGGCAAAGACAGTCTAGTCTATCGTATTGTAAACGATCGCGACGTCTTTGCTGAGGTAGATCCTGAAGCTGCGGAGTAACAGTGATGAATACTATATTGCAGAAATTGACGAAGAGCGTGCTGGAACAAGCAGCGGCTGATGGGGCTAATGCTGGTGGTGGAGCTGGTGAAGCCGGCGGAGAACAGAACCAGAATCAAGATGCTAGCTCTGCTGATCAAGCTGCTCTCCAGGAACGCGCTCGCTCCATGGGCTGGGCGCCTAAAGACCAGTGGCGCGGTGACCCGCAAAACTGGCTTGACGCCGGTGAATATGTTCAGCGAGGGGAGCAGATTCTCCCTATTCTGCGCTCGAACTTGCAGCGAACCGAAGCTGAGCTAACCCGTATGCGGGCGGATTTCCAGAGGCAGAGCACTCTGCTACAAGCTGCAAATGAATCTATCCAGGTGCTAACCAACCTCAGCACTGAGCAGAGTCGTGAAACTGCTAGAGAAAAGCGGCGAGAACTGCTACGGCAGCAGGCTCAGGCACGTACTGATGGTAATGCAGAGCTGGAAATAGACTTGGGCGAGCAGATCGCCGACGTCACGGCGGAGATTAACTCGGCCGAGACAGCTGTAGAGAAACCTGCGGCTAAGCGTAAAACTACAGCTTCAGCTGCACAAGCAACCGAATCTCAGTCTGCTGCCCCCGACCCTACTACTGATCCTGCCTACCAGGCGTTTGTTCGTGACAACCCCTGGTTTGGAACTGATCATCGTCGCAGCGCACTGGCCGTAGCTATCGGTCGGGAACTCAAACAAGATCCAGCTACCCAACAGCTTGTCGGCGCAGCGTTTTTTAACAGGATAGTTAGTGAGGTCAACAAAATCTTCTCTCCACAGCAGCGAGGTAGTTCAAAGGTCGAGGGCGGGGTCGGCGGTGGAACCAGTAATGGCAGTGGCAGCGGCTCTGACTCCCGCGACGCGGCTTCTGGCAAAGCTTATGCTGACTTACCAGCTGATGCTAAAGCCGCTTGTGACCGCCAGGCTAATTGGGTTGTCGGCGAGGGGCGGGCTTTTAAAGATGTTGCTGCTTGGCGCAAGCATTACGTGACTGTGTATTTCAATTCTTGAGGTGATCTGATGACTACTCCTACCCCCAAAAATCCTGTTGCTGCACAAGCTCAAGGCGTTACTAACGCCCCTGACACAGCTGAACAATCCGCGGCCCATCTCCAAGAACGCAACGCGGCTTTTAACCCTGCTTCAACTAGTGGAGTTGCTGCTGAGCCACTACAACGAAAGCGAATTCCACTTTCAGTCCCTCGCCGTAAATTAGAAGCCCGGCCAATTCCTGGTTATGTGCTTTACTGGTTTAAGGAATCTAACATTCCTATTGCTATCGACGCAGGTTATGACTTTGTCGATGGGCGCGAAGTTCAGCTAAATCAATCCAATGAGGCCAACCATGCTGAAGGTTCTGGCAACACCGATTTGGGCTCCCGTGTTAGCGTTATCGGAGATCGAATTGGCGAACGTGGAACTTCCGAGCGCTTGGTCTTGATGAAGATCCGCGAGGAATTTTGGCTGGAAGACCGTAAGTTGTTGGACGATGCGAATGCTGCAGTACTCAGTGCTATCTTCAAGGGTGTTGTTATTGGCACTGAACGCGGCGGAGATCATTCACAATCCTATGTCAGCACAGCTATTGCTCAAGGTTCTGGCAGGCTGCTCAACCGTGGGTTGAAAAAACAAACTTGATAGCCCTTCCCGGGCATATCTTGTTTAATAGACTTGCAAGTTCCCCGCTCATGTTTTATACGATGCGCAAATGAACTTGAATAAATTGATTGATCGCTGAGGTAGTTGACTGACTGTTTCCGGTTCTTTCTTTAACCTTTTGGAGAATGGCAATGGCGAACACAAATCGTCCAAGCGGCCTTTCCCCAGTCAAGTACCTTGGCGGTGCAGATTGGGATGGTAAGGCAAACATGTATTACATCGCGGCGGCGGATACCAACGCCTTTTACATCGGCGATCTGGTAGACCTCAACAACACCGCAGATGCAACGCGAGGTATTCAGGGCGTTACCCTAGCAACAGCTGGTAATCCTGCTGTTGGCGTGGTTGTTGCTATCGGTACTAATGCTGAGGGTGGTCCTTATATCAACCCTGCAAATCTGGAACGCACTTGGCGTCCTTCTGGCGCACAGGCGGAAGCTTACTATGCGCTGGTGGTTGACGATCCGCAAGTGATCTTCGAAGCGCAGGAAGACGGTGTTGGTGGTGCTATTGCAGCAGCTAATGTCTCCAGCAATGTTGACTTTATCTATGCTGCACCAGCAACTGGTGTTCGAGTGAGTGGAACAATGATTGACAGCAATACTGTCAACACTACTGCTACCCTGAACCTCAAGCTGTTGGGGCTGGTCCGCCGCTACGACAACGGTGCTCTCAATACCTTTGGTCAGTATGCAAAATGGCTTTGCTTGATCAACAACCACCGCTATCGCGCGGGTATCACAGCGCCGGCATAAGTGCTCTAACCTTTCGCTACCAGTCTTCCATCCCTTTCTTTTCAGGAGTTTGCAACCATGCCAGGCGGCGTCATCAATACCGGTTCGCACCCCAAGGCCCTGTGGCCCGGTGTACATGCTTTTTGGGGCCAGGTCTACGCAGCACATCCGCAGGAACACCCAGACCTCTACGACATTATGGATTCTGGAATGTCCTATGAGGAGGACACCCAGATCACTGGCTTCGGCCTCGCCCCAGCAAAGGCTGAAGGTGCTTCGATCAGCTACGATAGCGAGGTTCAGGGTCCAACTCAGCGCTACACGCATATCGCTTATGCCCTGGGTTACAAAGTGACCTTTGAAGAGCTGCGCGATAACCTTTATGAAAAGGTTTCTCGCAGCCGGGTCCAGGCTAATGCCTTTTCGATTAATCAGACTGTCGAAAACATTGCAGCTGCGGTCTACAACGACGCCTTCACCGGTGCTGTTTTCTTGAGTGCTGATGGTCAGACTCTGATCTCTACTGCTCATGTAAACACAACCGGTGGGACTTGGTCCAATGCCCTTTCACCTGCGGCTGACTTGACTGAAACCTCCATCGAAGACATGGGTATTCAGATCATGCAGGCGCAGAACGACCGTGGACTGAAAGTCTCGTTCATGATGCAGTCTCTGCATGTTGCTCCGAATGAATGGTGGAATGCTAATCGCATCTTAAAGAGTGTGCTGCAGTCTGACACCGCTAACAACAACCTCAACGTTCTGCGCGCGACTAATGCTCTGCCTAAGGGCATTAAGATGTGCCACTTTTTTACTGCTCCACGAGCCTGGTATGTCAGAACTAATTGCCCTAATGGCATGCAGATGTTCTGGCGAGATAGGCCGATTTTTGACCAGGACAACGACTTCGATACGAAGAATGCTAAAGCCTCGACTTACATGCGGCTGTCGGTAGGTAATACTGATGCCCGAGGTATTTATGGGTCGAACGGGCCCTGAGGTAGAGGGGCGGTATGATTGATTTCTCGCGCGGGTATTCCATTTAAATATCCGCGCGAGAATCTCGACTATCCACAACTGCTACCTATTGGCTCGTGGTCGAGGAGCTGTCGGAGGGTCTCCCCTAGTAGGTAGTTCATTGGAGATCGTTTCATGACTACTTTTGCAGACATGGTTCGGCAATTCGGCGGTGCCCCTGTTGGCTTGGGCTTCGACGTCAGCAAAACCTTCTTCAACAACCGAGGCATTCAGAACAAAGGCCGAGCATGGTTTGTTGACTCTTCCTATGGTGGTGACGGTGATGGTCGCAGCCCAGGAACCGCTTTCGCTACGATGGATCGGGCTTTTGATTCAATTGCTAGTGGCGATATTATTTATTTCGTCGGCAAGATCGAAGAACAGCTGGTTACTCCTGTTCAGATTTTTGACGTCACTGTCGTAGGTTGTGGCAACCGCCCGCGTCATGCTGATGCAACGCCGGCAGGTGGTAATTGGGCAGCTTCACAATGGGGCGCTCCTAGCGGTGGCACCGCTGCACAAGCAACGGTTCGTGTTCTGCAGCAAGGTTGGCGATTTGTCAACATTCTGTTTACTGCGATCGACGTTAATGCAGCCTGTGTTGAGATTGTGCGTAATGCTGGTGCAGGCGATGCGGAGCGCGACGGCTCACACTGTCAACTTTTGGGGTGTCGTTTCGCTGGAACAGGCATCGGCATTCGTAGTGGTGTAGCCGGTTTGTTTACTGAAATCGCTTTCAATGTTGAAGTTGCTAACTGCAAATTTAACGACATGACTACTGCGATGAGTGGGATCAATGGTAATGGCTGGCATATTCATCATAACGTATTTGGGCCTAATACCAGTCAAATTACAATGGCCTTGCAGAATTCTGTAATCGAATACAATAACATAGGACCGTTTACTGCTGCTGGCAGCAGTGGCGGCATTGACCTTAATGGCGGAACTGGTACTAACCAAGTTAGCTGGAATAACTTGTCAGGTACTTACAGTATAGCAGGTGGTTATAGAGTAGGTGGAGCTGGCGACAACTGGTACGGTAACGCTTCGTCCGCTGGCTTTACCAGTGCTGATCCTGCTTAACTAACCTCGGAGCCCCTTCAAATGCCTGGTCCAGCCACTTTCAACACTCCTTTCCGCGTTATCACCTACGCGTATAGAAATGCTGGAAAGCTGGACCAGGACTCCGAACCCTCGTCTTCGCAGTTTGCTGAAGGCCTAAATCGTCTCAACGATTTAATCAACTACGAACAAACCCAGGGGCTCAAGCTCTGGCTCGACCAGGACATTTCCATAGCCGCACCTATTTTGGTCGCTGGGACTGCCCTTTACACTCTAGGCCCAACCGGCACCGTTGTTCTAGCAGGCAAGCCTCTGCGAGTGCTGCAAGGTTATTTCATCGATTCTTCAGACAACCGTCGGCCTATCGAGCCGCCGATGGCTCGTGAAGAATACTACCGCCTGTCAAACGTAACGCAGCAAGGGGCGATTACTTCCTACTACGTCGACAAGCAGCAAAACACCCTCAACATCTACCTGTGGAACACCCCTGATGCTGAAGCCGCTACTGGCACAGTTCACTTCATCGTCCAAACCCAAATCACTCAAATGATCGCGTTGACTGACGCCTTGTCGTTCCCCCAGGAATGGTTTCTTTACCTTCACTGGGCTCTGGCAGAAGAACTTGCTACTGGTCAACCTTCTGCTATCATTAACCGTTGTGAGCAGATGGCTGCTCGTTATCGCACAGCTCTCGAAGGCTGGGACGTCGAAGACGCCTCAACTCGCTTCGTCCCTGATTCTCGCTCAATGCAAAATCGTGGAGCCTTTCGCTGATGGCTATCTCGCCTCGTAGCCAATTTGAAACAGTCGCTATTCCAAAGCGATTGCAGCTAGTGGCTGCGCCCGGCTGGCGTTCAGCCAGTGTAGCTGAAGACGCGCAGTTGGTCAATTGCTTTGCGGAACGTGATTCTAACGATGGGGAATACTGGATCAACAAGCGACCGGGGTTCTCAAACGAATTGCTGTCTCCAGCCAGTTCCGGTGTAAACCCCGGTCGCGGGCTTTATAGGTTCCAGGGCTACAGTGGAGGCAGCAGCGCTTACATTTTTCTAGTAGTTAAAAACGCCAGACTCAGTCGATTAAACCAAGGCGTTACTACAACTACTTTAATCGGCAATATTGTAACTAACCAGGCTAACTATACCTTCGAGACTATTCGGACTTCGCCTGATTACACAGCTGTGTTTAACGACGGCGGCATAGCTTATTACACAGACGGCGCTACAATCACCGACATGACAGGGCTGGCTAATTTTCCAACTGGCACTGTTCGTGGCTGGGCTTACCTTGATGGTACTCTCTATGTAATGACAGGCGAGAACGAAATTTATGGCAGTGCTAATTTGGACGACCCTGCAGTTTGGGACCCCTTAAACGTTATCATAGCTCGCAACGGTTCAGATCGTTCTGTTGCTCTCGCCAAGCACAAGGAATACGTTGCTGCCTTAAAAGAACGCTCAACTGAATTCTTCTACAACGCTGGTAATCCTAGTGGTTCTCCGCTATCTTCTCTACGCGGTAGCAAAATACCTTACGGTTGCGCTAACGCTTATACAGTTCAGGAAATAGACGAAGAACTTCTATGGCTTTCTAGAAACGAAAGTGGGCTGTATCAAATAGTACGACTTACTGACCTTAGGCCTAGGGTTATTTCAACTCCAGACCTCGAACGTGTATTGCGTACATTTGCTGGCTTTGTGGGGGGATCAATTGCATTAGTTACTTCCTTTCAGCTAAAAGTAGCCGGCCATCGTTTTTACGGTATATCAGGCCCCTTTTCGGCTTTCGGCTATTCTAGCCGATTTCTAACTTTTGTCTACGATCTAGATCAAAACCTGTGGTACCGGTGGACAGAAGCTGCAACAGACTCTAGCTTTCCGCTCTTTGTTGGCTGGCCAGTAAATGCTGCAGTGGGTCCTGATGACAGTGGCCGAGTTATCATGCAGAACTACACTACTGGCAACATCCATTCTATAGCTGAAGATTATGTTTTCAGCTCCGATGCCGGTGTCGTGCCAGCGGTTGACATTTACACCCCTGATCATGATTTTGGCACTCAACGTACTAAGCAACTAGGAGCTATGTTTTTCCGGGGTAATCGTGAGACTGGATCAACGCTCAAAATGCGTTGGACTGACGATGACTTTACCACTTGGTCTAACTTTCGTGAAGTTGACTTAGGTGCTACGCGTCCTAGGGTTACCGATTGTGGTTCGTTCCACCGCCGAGCCTGGAATCTACGACACCAAAGCAATACTTCCATGCGGATTAAAACCTTTGATCTGCAGTTAGACATAGGGCAGAACTAAAATGGCCCACATTACCGATGTTCCTCGTCGTGAAGCTCAGATCGTAAACGAACAGGGGCAACCGACTGAATTAATGTTTATCTGGATGTTTTTGCTAACTGAACTGTTACGCGATGGTTTTACTGGAACCATCACAACTGCTGCTCTAACCGGCGGCGGTGCACAGGGGTCGATGACTTTCGACAATGGGGTTTTGATTGATCAAACTCCAGCGACATAGCAGTGCAGTTATGAGCCACTTCGAAATCATAGATGATTTTTTGCCTCAGGACGTATTCACCGCTCTGCGTCAGCATTGCGATAAACTTTCTTATTCAGGAGTAGCTAGTCCTGTAGACGGGGTTATTTACCCTGGTATAAGCCTAGACATTCCTGAATTTGTAAAGGTTTTTTTGGGGTGCCCAAAAACACTTTTCATGCGGCTTAGTTTAAAGGGTGTAGAAGCACCTCACCAAGCGCATACTGATAGCGTAATGGGAACACGTTCTTTAATGCTTTATTTGAATCGTTCAGAGCACTGCCAGGGTGGAACATCATTAGTTCGTCATGAACATACCGGCATGCGGCGAGACCCCAAGACCCCAGAAGAACTTGCTATATGGGAGCTAGATACTAACCGCCGAACTGCTTGGCAGATATACGACATAGCCAAAATGCAGCCTAATCGTGCAGCTATATTTGACGCTGGTCTAATGCATCGTGCCGAACCAGTAGGCGGTTTTGGCGAAAACGCTCAAAACGGACGCTTAGTGCTTACAGCTTTTTACTAATTAGTTGCTAAATCATGCACATTCGAAAAGCGCTCGTTGACGATTTCACTGCTATGCTGGAGTTAGGGCGGAAGTTCTATTCCTTAACGCCTTATCAGCAGTTTGTAGTTCTAGACGAAGTGTCGCTGATTAGAACTTTCAAACAACTAGCTGATGACCACGTGCTGTTAGTGGCTGAAGCTGACGACAAGATCATAGGAATGGCTGGAGCCTTTATTGCTCCACTTTACTGGAACTCTGTGTGGCGCCAGGGGCTGGAAGTTTTCTGGTGGATCGAACCTTTGTATCGCTCTAATGGTGCTGGAACCGCCTTGCGCCGTGCGCTTGAAGCAGCTGCTAAATCAAAGGGAGCTGATTTTTGGCATATGGTTGCTTTAAAAGATTCAATGTCAGAGCAGGTCAGTGCGCTTTATGAGCGCGATGGGCATAAGCCAATGGAAACCGTTTTTTTAAAGGTATTGTAAAATGGCGCTTGTAACCGCTGCTGTAGCTAGCGTAGCCGTAGGTGCTTACGGCGCCTATCAGCAAAAACGAGCTGGCGATCGGGCTTATGGGCTTGCGAGACAGCAAGCTGGTAGACAGGCATTCTACGACGAGCAACTTCGCGCTCTGCTACAGGATCCTTCGAAGATCTACGAAGACCCTGGCTATCAAGAAGCTTTTCGTCAGGGCACTCAAGCTGTCGAGCGCGCTGGAACTCTACAAGGTTTTACTGGCTCTGGCAACGCAGCGATAGCTTTGCAGCGATTCGGTCAGAGTTTTGCGGCTGATTACCTAAATCAGCAACGACAACTATTAGCTGGTTTGTCTGGCGCACAGGTTAACCCTGCGCAAGCTATGCAAGTTGGAGCTGGTCAGCAAGCTGGCGCATTCCAGAGCATGGGAAATGTGTTGGCCTCGTTAGGCTATGGCCTTGCTGGTATAGGGGGCACTACCTTTGGCGGAGCTGGCGCTGGCACAGGTGGCTTTGGTGCGGGAACCAGCGTTCCAGGTACTATGTCTACCGGTGGCGGTTATATAGTTAACGTTCCTGGAGCAGGGTCGTAACCATGAGCGAACTCTGGGGTTTTCAAGCTGGGCAATCTCTGCGACGTCAGGAAGACATGCAGCAGTCTCTAGCTGACATGTCCTTGCGACGTGGGGAAGCTGAGCTGATGCAGGCCGACGTCGCGTTGGAATCCAGTTCTCTAGCTCTCGAATCCCAAAAGAAAATGATCGAGCTGATGCGAAATCGGTCTGCGCAGCAGCAAAATGCTCAGGACTCAGCCCCCCCTGGTGCTGGGGCTATGGAGACTCAGGATATACCAGATAGTCTAGATGACTTGGCTAAAATGGCGATGGAATCCGGTTTGCCACAGCAAGCCGCTGAATATGCTTCAAAGGCTTCAGCTATTCGAGCTAATGCTTCAGTTATTAAAGAGCGCGAACTCGATGCCCAGACACAAAAGCTAACGTTGATCTCCAATTTGCTATCTACTGTTGGAGACGAAGCCAGTTGGCGTCGGGCTAACATGCTTTATACAATGCAGACAGGACAAGAGAGTGCCTTTGCGGATCTGCCTTATAGTCCTGAGTTAATAGCTCAGCTGCAAGATTCTGTTGTCAGTCAAAAAGATCAAGCTTTAACTAATGCGGCCAGAGCTAGAGAACAAGCTTCTAGTGCTGCTGCTGGAGCTAGTGAGGCTTTAGTTCCATTACGCCGGGCGCAGAAAGAGCTTGCGGAAACCCGTGCAGAAGCCTTGCGTAAAGAGGGGGCTGTTGGCAAACAGCCTAAAGCTGAAGATCTCCGTGCGGTGAGCGACTTGATTAATGCTGAATACCTTGGGGCTGTTACCTCAGAAGATGCCAGGATTTTAGCTCGTCCCGTAGCTGAACGTATGATGCAGTTACAGGCGCAGTTGGGGATTTCTCGTAGCCAGGCTGCACGCCGTGCGTTTAACGAAGCTCAGGCTAGGGGAGACTTCGGCGGTCTACGCGCGCGAACTAGAATGAAAGGCGATGCAACAAACCCGCTGGATCTGCCTTCTGCTCAAGACGCACTTCGTCCAAATATGTTTTACAAAGGCAAGGGGAAATATGAAGGTAAAGTATTGTTGTGGACTGGCACAGGCTTTAGGATAGTTGAAGACCCTGAAGCTGCTGCTGAACGAGATCTCTCGCGGGAGGAATTTCGTACTCCTAATTATCGGGAGCCTGACTGATGCCTAAAACAGCTCAGCCTAGGGAAATCCCTTTTAGTGCTGTTGTAGGAGGAGAGCAACAGCAACAGCCATCTATTCAGCCTGCAGCTCCAGGTGTCGAAATCAGCTTTGCTGAAGCCATTGGGCCTGTCGAAGCTCAACCTCGTTTTGATTTCTATCGTCGGGTCGCAGAACCAGTTCTAACCTCGCTGCGTGAAGCTGTTCCTACGCCATCGCAGGAGTTGCAAACCGCAGTAAAAAGACTACCTAAAATCGCTACCGGTGTTAGAGCTACTTTGCGCTCTTTAGGTTCCAGTATCGACCAGGCGGTTGCGGACATCTCAGCAACCGGCGAAGCTGCTGCTGCCGAGCAGTTAGCTACAGGTCAACTTCAGCGGCAAATTCGTCCTGGTGAACATCGCTGGCTGGGGATGAGTAAAATCGTTGAGGACGTTGCAGCACAGGTAGCTGTTGGTGCAGAAGAACGTGCCTTTGGGGCAGAGCTTGAATCTGGTCGTGCAGCTCGCCAAACGCGGCGGCACATGGCAGAAGCTACAGCAGCTATCCCTGCAGATGCAGGACCGATTGAACGCGCAGTGCATAGTGGGTTAACCAGCGCGGCTATTACTGTACCAATTGTTACTGTCGGAGCACTGGTTCCGGGGGCACAAATCCCTGCTCTTATGTCACTCGGTGGAATGGAAGGTCTACAGCGCTATGGCGAGCTTCGTGCCTTGAGGGTACCTGAAGGTGAGGCTGCGATTAGTGCTGGACTGATTGGAGGTTTAGCAGGTTTAACTGAAGCTATCCCATTGGGGGCTTTGGCAAAGAAATCTCCTTTCGTTCGTCAAGCTGCAGAATTCGTCGTTACTGATCTTCTTGGCGAGAATATTACTTCAGCTGCGACTTTGATTGAGGACTGGAACCTTCAGCTTCGCGATGACGTAACGATGAAGGATATTTGGGAGACGATCCAAGAAACAACTGGTGCAACGATTGTCGGAGCTGGCGCACAGTTGAGTGTTTCTGGGTTGATGACTGGGATTATTAACAACGCTAATGCTAAAGCTAGGTTTCGTAATCCAGACGTTAAAACGCCTTCGTCAGAAGAACTCGCTCGCAGAATACAGAAGGATGCTGAAGCAACTGGCAAGCGGATTGGAGAACTGGAGATCGACTTAGCACAAAAACAGCCTAAACCTAGAGTTCGTTTACAGCCTGGGCAAGAAGTGATTACCCCGGAAGAATTGGGGATTGGGATTGCACGAACTGTCGCGGAGACCCCACGGGCTGAAGTTGACCCGGCGAAGCCACAGTTAACTGTTGACGAAGACACCGGGCAAGTTGAAGTTAAATCTTCTGTTGGCGAACTGCTGGCGCAGGAAAATCGCCAGTTTTTACAGGTTAAACGTATAGATGTTGCTGAGGCTGAACGTGGCAAGGGCCGAGCACAGGAGATGATGCAGACGTTGGCCGATGAAGTACAACGGCGAGGGTTAACTTTAGCTAGCGACTTTAGCGTTTCTCAGGACCAACAACGTGTTTATGCAGCACTAAAACAAAAGGGCTTTGAAGTAAAGGAAAATCCTAACAGCCCTGGAATAAATGGTTCAAAGGTCTCCGCCGACCCGCGAGTGCCGGTTTATGAAGTGACGCGACAGGTAGAAGCACCTGTCGCTGAACCAACTATCACTCCGCAACAGCAACAAATTTTCGCTTCCGGCCCAACTCTTGATTCCCTTCCCGGTGGCAAATTTGTTCAGGGCAAACTTACAGCTTGGTACACAGAACTAATCCGCAACGTCAACCCTGAAGCTCTCGGCGAACAGGCTAAAAAAACTGCAGCAACTCTTGCTTTTCATATAGCAAGATCGTCAAACCTAGAAACCGCAAATTATGGGTTTGCTAAAGATCGCTTAGCCTTCTGGCAAAAAATGTCGGCTGTTGACATTCGTTTATTTATGCGGTTTTTTGAAACTGGAGCACGATTTAAAGATCCAGTGTTGCAGAAAGCTGCTGAAAACATCCGAGAGAGAAATAAGGAAATTTTCGAACAGGATCGTAAAAACAAAATTGAATATGATCCTATCGATAACTACCTATATCACTCTTTCGAAGACGGCGAAGGTGTTAGTACTTACTTTGAGGGTAAATACGGTGTCAAATGGGGTAATCCTGGATTTACCAAGGATCGAGAATTTGCTTTATACGAAGAGGCTATTAAAGCTGGTTTTACGCCCAAGTATACTAATCCAGAAGAAATTATGTTGGCTCGCGCGCATGCTAGTGATATAGCTGAAATGCGAATCGACTTACTTAAAGACTTAGCAGACCAAGGACTTGCGCGAGAGGCTAAAAAAGGTGAAGAGCCTCCTATGGGGGAGTGGAACTATCGCCGTGCTCCAAATGGCCAAGGTTATTGGGTAGATCGTACAGCAGATCAAATTCTGCATAATCATTTCGATACTAAATCCTTGTGGAACATTGGTGGTATACGAGGTGATATTTTTAAAGGAGCAATGTTTTTAAAGAACTCTATTGTACCTTCGATCTTGGCTCTTTCGTTATTTCATCCAATACACTTGTTAGCTGGTATGGACTCTGCAGCTAATATGGTGAGATACGCAAAACAAATGGCTGTGGGGAAGATGAATGCAATTACTTTTTTCGGGAAATGGCTGGAATCTTTGACATTAGGGGCAAAAGGAATTCCCCTTTACGGAATTATTGATAACCCTAAAATAGGCTACAGATTGTTAAATGCTATAACGGGAAGAATTTCAGCTAATAAATTAACTAAGTCTGATTTATTAATATTACAGTATGTGAATGAAGGTGGATTTATTCCAACCTTATCAGAGCAGTTTAAGACTAATGCTGCAAAATCGTTTAGAACTGCACTGAATCAAGCTATTACAGAATTGCCACTTAATCGTACACGTTCTATAGAAGGCGGAGTAAAAGCCGCTTGGTATGCGCCTTTTGCAATTTTGGATAAGCTTCAAAAGCCAATGTTTGAGCGCTGGATTCCAGCTATGAAGTTAGCTTCATATACTAAAGATGTTAAAACGGCTTTTGAAACTGATCCTACCTTATTACAGGACGTCGGGCGTCGTCGATTGGCTTTACGCAAATTAGCAAAATCAGTTGACAATCGCTATGGCGAAATGGCCTATAATACTTTGTTCTGGAATAGAATGATTAAGGATGCAGCTGTAGCTAATATGATTTCTTTGGGTTGGGTTTTTGGATTTTTCCGTGAATACGGTGGAGCAGTAAGTGATATATCTAAAGCTGTTACTACTAAAGGAAAACTAACTCAAAAAATAGCTAAAGGAGAATTAGATCGTCCACTGTTTGTGATGTTTTATACATTACAAACTACGTTAATTGGCGGTTTAATAACTTGGGCTATGACTGGCGAGCCACCAGAGGATTTAATTGATTATCTATACCCCAAAACTGGGGATAAAGATTCTCGTGGGGAAGACAAACGAGTAAATACGCCATTTTATCCACGAGAAATTGCTGCTATTGCTAAGCATATTGAACATGAAGGCGTTACTTCTGGGCTTTGGCATTTTATTTCTAATAAAGCTTCTGGTGCTATCGGTATGGTACGTCAGTGGTGGACGGGTCGTGACTGGCGCGGACACGAGATTCGTGACCCTAACTCGCCACTAGCGCAAAAAACTTGGGATACTCTGAGAGCTTCATTAGCTGATTTAGAACCCATCAGCATACAATCAATTAGGGAAAGCAACCGGTCAGCAAAAGATGTAGTGCTTGGAATAAGCGGCTTTGGCAAAGCCCCGCAATACGCTACTCAAACTAACACTGAAGCCTCTATATCGTCTTTGTACAGAAGATATTTTGCGACAGCAGCTACTCCATATGAAACTGCTATATTGTCAAATGACCGAAAGCAACTTGCACGTTATTATGGTGAAGGTAAAATTGAAGAATATGGCGAATTGTTGGATAAAATGCTAGAGAAGTACGATCTAACCGCTACTGAACAACAACGTCTAGCTCGTAATGTCATGCAACGTGGGCAAGACTACAACCCTTACGCAACAATGTTCGAGCGCTTGACCTGGCAGCAGCAAAAGCGATTGCTGGACAAAATGACTGAAGACGAACGTGCTGAATATTTACCGCACGCTAACCGCGAGCACCTGCGATATAGCTATGAAGAACCAGAGGAATCCCGCTGATGAGCGGTCCTGGCAAAGGTCGAGCTGATCATTTAATTCTAGGCGATTGGAACGTCGCTTGCTCGATGTGCGGGCGCAAGCGAAAAGCTTCGCAGATGGTTCGTAACTGGCAAGGCTTCTGGCGTTGCCCGGAACATAATGAGCCACGTCAGCCACAAGACTTCGTTCGTGCTGTACCAGATGTGCAGTCTGTGCCATTCAATCAGCCTGAAACTGATATTGATATTGAAATCTGCGATCTCAATGGTGTTTCAGCGGTTCCGGATTTAGCGCTCCCAGACTGCTCGATCCCTGATAATCCAGCTTTTGACTTGACCTTGGATTAAATACGATGCCACTGCAAAACTTTGTCGCTCGGCGGTTGCCTGCTATTAGTGCAGCTTGGCTAAATGTTGTTGACGCGTTGAAATTTACTGTCTTCAACGATGCAGTTACTAAGCCTACAGCTAGAACAGCACTGGAACTAGACCCTCAATTAGTAGCTGAAGGTGTTGATAGTGGAGCAGCTAATGCTGCTGTAGTTACCTTAACTGGCCCTATCACTGGCTACGTGCGCGCGACTGGATCGAAGGTAAGTTTCAGCGCTACTGCGGTTAACACAGAGGCGACTACCTTAAACGTTAACGGTACCGGTGCAGCTGCTATTTTAGCTCAAGACGGAACAGCTTGTACCGGCGGCGAGTTGTTTACCCCGGTAATAGTTGAATGGACTGGTTCTGCCTGGCGAATTATAGCTGGAGGCATTTCATTAGCTAATCGTCGTACCACTGCCGAGATCGACGCGGGCGTGACGCCGGTGGACTATGCGTACCCCGCAAATTCTCAATACTACGATGTACGTCGATCCGGTGTTGTTCTCAATTCATCTGCGGCAGCTTCCGCTAATGTTTCGGCCCTAAACACACTTGGGACTGCTTCGTGGGGGCGTACAGTCACGTTGTTTTTCCCGGATGGTGATTTGTATTTCGATGATGCTTTGACGTTTACCTCTGCTTTGGTCGGACTAAAATTTGCTGAAGGCTCGCAACTTCGGTACACAGGAACAGCAAACAAAGTCGCCATCACGTTCGGTACTTCAACGACATCTGTTGTCGCAGGGATAGATGGTCTATCCCTGCGCAACGATACAAGTCACGATTGGTCGGACAGTGGGTTTGTCGGGTTGCGGCTAGTGCGCGTCAATCGCCAGCGGTTTGACCTAAAGGTCATAAACGGGTTCACCGTCAACTGCCAGTTATATGGGAACAGTACGACTGGTATCGCGTACAACAAGCTTAGAATCGGCACCTCGTTCGACGCCAAGTATCACTTGCAGCTACGGGTGGCCACTTCTGGTGCATTTGTCAATGAAAACCTTTTCGACGGCATAAACCTGCAACAGACAAGCGCATACCCGACAGACGAGGATGCTTACGGGTTGCATTGCTTGTCTGACATTGGAACAGCCAGCCTGAATTCTAATGTTTTCATTAAGCCCAGTTTCCAGGTTGGCGACGGCGATGGAGGAACGGAAAGAGTTCCTGTTTGGTTTCAAGAGGCCGGGACTAATAATTCAATCATTGATGCGCGAGCGGAAGGTGGACGCGGGCCGGTTGTTAAGGTTGACAGTACAACATTTGCAGTGAGATACAACGTCGTATCTTTTGGTTATCTTGAAAGCTCGTTTTACACACAGCACCTGCAAGAATCTGATGGCGGACTTGCCTTTGGGAATCAAGTCTTTTTCCGCCAGAATTCAGGCGCGCCTTACACATCATGGCATAGTGGCGGGCTGCTAGAAAAAGCCTTTGGGTCTGATGTCGGCGACATTGCCGTAAAGGGTATGTTTGGCCAGTTGAGTGGCTCATCGACTGAAACGAATGAAGTAGCTGGACGAATATATAAAGACTATTTGCGCATTGGTAGCGGCGCGGCAATCGGCGTCTATGTCGATACCAGTTACTTCAAGCAGCTAGAAGTCAAGATAGACGCAAAGAGCACAAATTTAGGTCGCATTGCCTTTGTTGCTTATGATAGCGCCGACAACATATTGGACAACGGTGATCCTGGGCATCCGTTCGTTGTGAATTCCAGTCTTTCCGCCGCAGCAACCTACGGGTACTCGTATTCCACACCAACTGACACCCGCACATCAGTTCAGTTCAGCGTTGGGTCGTCCGTACAGAAGGTAAAAATCCTGTTTTCTGGCGGCACAAACCCCTTGTACTTGCGCGCGTTTGAAATCATTGGGTACTACTGCAATTCTGTGGCGCTTGCGCTTAACGTCTACGGTGGCCCACAAAGTTCTGATTATTTTTTCGTCGATGCCAGTCCAGCAACTGTGCGTGGTGGAGGGTGGACGCAACGCGGGACTATCGCTCACAACTCGTTGGCCGCATCGGCAACAGTTTCGTACTGGCAATGTACAGCGAGCGGATATAACGCTACCGCATGGGCTGTTTCAACGGCGTATGAACTGAACCGCATGGTTGAAAACGACACGGGTAAAATCTATGTCTGCACGGTCGCCGGTACATCGGCTGGATCAGGTGGCCCAACGGGCACTGGATCCGGGATCGTAGATGGAACCGTGACATGGGATTACATCGGTACGTTGGCTACATGGACATCAGGGCCTAGCAATCCCTGATAGGTGCGCATAGCTAAAATGGACCCACCGCTCCCCGGTGACTTCGACCTCTACAATACCGCTCTAATTATATATCCCCCTTCCCCATTTACTAGTTCAAGCTGTCCTGACCTAATCGCTCCTGAAAGCATCGCTTCGAAATCCCTGAACATCGGAAAGTGCACGTGGATGAATTGATAAGCAGCTGAATAGGACAGCTGCTCCTGTTGTTGCACGTGCTTGATAAAACGTTCAGCTTGAATTGACTGTTCTGTTCTGCCTATTCTGGCGAAGACTTTCGGCATTTCTTTTTCTATTTCACCAAGCATTTTATCGGCGGTGACCAAGTCGTCTAAGTTGATAATTCGTTCGTCACCGCGCGAAGCACTAAGCACCATTGCTAGTTTATGTAAATGGGTTTGCTTACGTGCTAGATATCCGCTGAAACGATCATCGCTGAGGCCTTCTGGTTTGTTAAGATTATGTAGCTTGTACCAGTCAGTTCCCCATTTTAATGCTGTTTCGTCAATGGTAAAAGGACCAGCAACCGTATTTGCTATATGTTCAAGATCTTGCAGCAATAGTGTTCGTAGAGTTGTTAATTCCTTCGGCATGTTCTGTGCTGGATAAGCTATTAACTTCTCCTTCTTCTCAGCATAAACAAATATACAACGAGAAGTAAATCCCCCACCAATTACGTATTCTGGGAAGTTACCCTCAATCCATGCTGGAGTTGTACAGGCTATTAGGTTAATCCAAGGATTGACAATCTCATCATTGCCTGAACCTTTAGTTTTCTTCTCCAGCGCACCGGTTTTGGAATCCCAAAGAGTGACTAGCAGGTCGATCATTTCGCGATCTGCAGGATTGATTAAGTTGCCGAGTTCACTGGATTCAATCGTCATCGCGCACATTGGGTGCCAGAGATCTTCGAATTCGAATTCCTCTTTGGACTCAGCAAAAGACTTGACTAATGCCGGCCAAGTCACCATCTGTGGGCCGAATTTTATCCCTGGTACCTGGCGTAACAGGTCCATAGCTATTGCAGCGGTAGTGGACTTTGACACAACGCCTGGGGGTGCTACTATGATGATGTAAAAGCAAGGGGTCCACTTAAAGTACCCCATGTCAAGCCAGCATTTACGGCGGAGCGCCCCGGCGACGGCGGAGACCCCTGACCAAAAATGCATGATAGCTGGGGCTTCGCTGAAGGAAGCGTATTTGACATAGGCTGTTAGCCAGTCGTCGAAGTTTCTATTGGTCACAAGTTTAATAGATCCGTTTTGTGCGTGGATATTCCGGGGGATTATTTGCGCGAGTTATTCAATGATCATCTCACTTCACCTCTCCCCAGGAGACTTCACTAGTCTTAACCCCAAACGGGATTTCAAGCGGATCTGCATAAGGAATTTTAACTCTCCCGCAATTCTTAATACCAGCCAAAGCTATCTCCTTTTGAATAGTTGGAAATTGCCCCGCCAGCGAATCATGGACCTGTAATAGTACCTCGACCTCAGGCATCTGTTCATAAAGATTCATCCAAATTTTATTGATGACAATAGAAACAGTAGACTGAGGAATCCAGGCTACAGCTTCAGGCAAAACAGTATCTAGACGATCAAAGATGTACCAACGATAACCGAAGCGGTTTTCAACGAAGCGAAATTTCTTGATCTGGCTCTCGATACTTTTCCAGTAAGGCTCGATCTTTGGGTGAGCGCCGAGATAAAGTTTTCTAGCTTTATCTACTTCATGGATAGTCCGGCCGACATGACTAGCAATGGTTCTAGAACTGCCTACGTAGTCAACAGCGTGGCAGAAAACTTTTGAAAACTCGCGTTTATGTTTACGCGGGATACGGTGGTCAAGGTACTTCGGGTGAGTCTCAACCAGTTCGTCGAGCGGTGGAGGTTCCTGGCCGTCTAGTAAATAGACGTGAAACAAATGCGCGTCTACGCCGCGTTTTAACAGCTCTTTGTAAACCGGGTCGTCTATTTCCCAGACGAAGACCTGCAGGTCAGCTCGATCAAGATCTCCATCGAACCAAGTAAAGCCTGAATCTGGGATGAACATAGATCTGATATTCGGAAACTGGTATGGGTCCCCGATAGCAGAAATACTTCCTCTAGCAGCTGCTTTTCCAAGGGACTTAGACTTCTCTGAAGGGATGTTCTGTAAGTTTGTTCCAGAACCAAAAGCGTTCTCTGATGAACTGAGTCTGTAAGTTTTAGGTGCAGATTTTCCACTTTCACTTCCTCCAATGTTATACGAACAACGCATACGGCCATCAACGTCTAAGGGCTTGCGTAGAAAGTTTGATAGAAACTGCCCTAGCGTACGAATGTCTGCAATGGCGTTGATCAGAGGCTTAGCGATTGGCTCAATTCTAGCTAACTTCATCAAGGCATCGTCGTTTAAAGTCGGTTTCGCTGGGGCTCCTTTCTTAGCTCTGGTGTATTGAATCGGCAGTTTTAAATCATTGTAGAAAAAAGCCATCATCTTTTTAGGTGAACGGGGATTTAGCTCGTGGCCTAGAATATCTAACAAAAATTGTTCGCGGTGATGTAGCTGTTCTTCGACTTCAGCAATTAAATCCTTACGTCTCTGTTGATCGATCAGCACCCCTCGTTGCATAGCTTTAAGCACAGGCCAAAACATTTTCTGCTGAAAATCATGCACTGCTGGAAGCGCTGGCCAAGGAGCCCGGTTGCTGTTCTTTAGGGCTTCAATAGTCTGCAGGTGCACGTTAGCAATTTCCAGGGTATAAACGCAGTCTTCGCAGTTATAGTACCAAAGCTCCTCCTCCCGCATATTTTTGGCCCAGTCTTTGCCTTCGTCTTTCCAGTAACGATAGTAATTGCAAACCATTGAAGCCTGAAAAGCTAAAGCCTTTGGCTGATCGCTAAACATTGAGTGCCAGCTGATCATCGTGTCCTGTTTAACATGAGGAACTGAATGCCAATGACGATAGTTATACTGTGAATCGTAGATAATGTTTTGGCCGATGACTTCAGCATTAACATGGTTGAGGACTTCGCTGAGTAGTTTAATTATATGGGTTTCTTCCTCTTCACTCCAATAACCAGCGCGATTCTCGGCGCACATTAAAGGTATACAGATCGCATCCAGCAAGGACCAGGCTAATCCTGCGCAGGCAGTATGCCCTCGTCGAGTTTCAATATCGTAGCTGAGACGTAAACGTTCACCTTGATTGAGGCGTTTTCGAAGTCCCACCAGTACTTGTACCACAGTGTCGAAGCTGGGCCGAATAATAAATCGCCATTCTGGCTTAGGAAATCTCGTTCCATCGCGAAAGCGAGCAGCCCTTCTGAGATCTTGGACTGCAGCAGCTCGCCAACTCCATTGCCGCAGGATTGCTGCCGGATGATATGTCGGGATAAGTTGAGTGTTTCGCCCTGACAAATCCTCGACGAGCATTGAGCCTCGCCAGTCGGTGATGCCTGTAGGAGCTTCGAGATCATTTGGGTGTTTGCAGATCCCGATAAGCGCCCAGAGAGAGGTGTTGCCGACGGCAATGATGATGTTGGGTTGGACACTGAGGATTTCAGCTTTGAGTTCGGCGACTCCATCGATTAATTCCTTAGTAACCATTTTGCCGCGTAAAGGGAAGTGCACTCCAGCGACAATGTTTTTCTTTGCGCCGGCAAAGAATCTCTTGATATCATTGTCGAAGCCAGGACGATACTTTGAGACATTAGTGACGAAACATTCTGAACGGGAGATCCCGGCTTCGCCCAGCATTTTGTTTAATTCAGCTCCGCTAAGACCAACAAAAGGTTCGTGATAGCGCTCTTCGTCTTCACCGGGGGCTTCGCCGACCAGCATGATGCGGGCGGGAATAGGCCCTTTTGGGGGGACGCGAATAGGCATATTATTCCAATTCCCCTAATCTTTTAATCGCTGTTCCATAAGCTGCAGCGTCACGTTCGATATACGTTGCTCGACATTTAAGAGCATGCGCAGCTGGCAATATCGTGCCCGTCCCACCAAAGCAGTCGAGTACTGAGTCTCCAGGGCTGACTGAGCGCACAAGTAAGTCTTGAAAAAGAGCCACTGGTTTTTGCGCTTGATGGTTGAGATTTTCGTCCGACGAATAGGTAAGGACATCTGAAACTACCTTTGTAACAGGGCGATCTCCTTTAACAGCAAACATGCAGATTTGATATTGACGCCGCGGGCCGTGTTCTGGCCAAGGCGCTCGATTTGCTGTTGGATTAACCCAGATTATAGGAGTGCGGAATACACGCCAGCCTGTTTCAATGAAGAAACTTTTAAGCAGGACGAAATTGTCCACGTCGCAAAATACATAGACATGGGCTTGGGGTTTGCAGATCCTAAACGATTCGGCGGCGAGGAATTTTGCTAGTTTATTCCAGTAGGTCCAGGAATCGTTATAGAAATGGCTGCCAGTGTTTCCTGCACCCGCAAGGCCGCCTGAATCACTGAATTTATCTGCATCAATCCCATAGGGAGGGTCAGTGAGTATAACGTCGAAAGTTCCCGAGGCAAGCTCTGGCAACTGTTCAAAGACGTCCCCCTGAATAAGTGTGTGAACCGAAGAATTAAAAGTCGCGCCGACCTTTGCAGCAAGTTCTGCGTTCTTAGCTAAGGCTTCACGGCGTTTTAGTAATTTAAAAGCATCATCAACTGTTGAAGCTTTTTTTACTTCTGGATCTTCCAGATAATTTGAGACCAAAAGTTCCTTGCGGGTTTTATCTCTGGCATTAGTGGATTCTCCTCGGACCTCTTTAGCTATAGTATCGACAGTTGGGGGTTCGGTGCCGTTGGCTTTTGCCTGTTCGCGGCGGAGATCAATTAGTTCTTTTGTCGCCGCTGCCTTTTCCTGCCAGGTTAGATCAACTCGACGGATGTTTTCTTCAAGCTCCATTTCCTTCGCTGTCAGGGGGTCGAGTTCGCCAAAATCGATACAGGGGACTGTTCCTTCGTTAAAACGAGCGGTACCGCAACTGACCTGTTCGCCGAAGTTCCACAAATAATGCAGCGCTCTGATACGGCGTTCGCCTGCAACCAGCATGATATTGTGGTCTTCTCGGCGGATGACGACTGGATGCATTAAGCCGTTTTGTGAGATCGATCCCGCAAGAGCAACTAGATCTTCTGGGATAAATTCTTTTCGCTGGCGATTCTTGGGGATGAGAATGTCTTCGACTTTGATCGAAAGTATATGAGCCATTTTGTATAGTCCAGAGAAAACTAGTTATTGTGATTAGGTAGTTTAACGTTGCTGTTATTGCCGCCGGTGATGATCTTATTGCGCAAGGCTTGGTTTTGCATTTCTTCCACTGCAGCCATTAATGAGGGGGCAAACTTTTCTACGGCTTCGGTTAATGAAGTTACCGCTTCTATTGGAAAGTTAACATTCATCGGCCCGCGCGGAGTTTGCAGAACACAGGACCCCATAAACAACTCCTGCCGCATTGGATCACGTTCACCGGTTGCAAGAACTGGAATATTACGATGGATAGTACCAGCAGCTGGATCAGTATAAGTGCGGACTTCGACTAATCGAGTAGGATCTATAGGATTGGCTTTAACCTTTGCGTTCACTGCAGTCCTCCTAACAGTTAAAAAGGGACCGGTGTTTTATTACCGGTCCCAAGAAAGTTGAGCTTGAGCTTAAGTTTATCTCTAGACTGATTAAACTTTTGCTACAGACTCGATTTTGTCGTAGATTTCCCCCTCATAAGGATCATGCTTGATCTTTGCTCGGATCACTCGACCTTCGAGCATACGGATGCTAAAAGGCTGGCCGGCACTGTTCAGCCCAGTCGCATCACGATAACGACGAAGCTTGCCATTCTTGCCAGGAGAATAATCGATTGACCCGCCTTCGGTCAAGTCTAGCATGATACCATCGACGATCTGGACTTTATCCAGGCCCCCCAGCAGCTGCTGGACGTCGGGATAGCTAGTCAGATCGAATTCGATGGTAAGATCGGCGGCGATCCCGCCTTGAGTAGGATCCTTTTTACCCTGCCAGGGGCGCATTTTGATTCCCTTGATGATGCCTTGGAACTCGCGACCGGCGGGAAGCGGAGGGCGCTTGGTGGATTCCTGAGTAGTAGTAGCGTCGAGGAAGGTATCGGGGGAGAAGATTGAACTTGCGTTTGTAGACATGTGATGAGATCTCTAGTACTGTTGAACGGACTAAAAGGATCGATTGCAAACATGGTTACTTTTTAACGGTTGGTGTGAAGCTACCTCCTCTGGATTGCCATTTGTCGAAGATTTGCTGAAAGCCCGGGCGAATGCCTTCGGCAAAGGGGACATTACGAGCTTTCAAGTCACACATAGGGTTGGCAGTAGACCAGCTGAATTCTGTACCGACGCGTACGCTTAGAATCACATCGCTGAAAATAGTTGGGATCACAGGAGCTAGAGCTTTGCCTAAAGTTGAGACGGTGACCTTTACTCCACCGAACACTTGATCAACTTCACGTTCAACGTGAGCAGTGAGAACAAAGTGACATTTCGATCCATCACATAGGTTACGGAGCATTTTGATAATCTGGTCTTGTGCAACGCCCCAATCGCGCTGGTCTTTAAGCGGCTTGTTACCAATAACCAGTGACATGGCAATGGGGTTAATGCCAGTTAAAGAGTCAACCGCAATACAACGATTTGGCCCCCAGCTATCGACAGCACCGAATTTTTGCCCTGTGCGGTCGTCTGGAAAATCTGCTAGCGCTCGTAGTAGAGTCACAAATTGGTTATGGAAATGCCGCTTCGGGTCTTGCATTTTGAACAGTGCATCCATGGTATAGGTGTTAACTGTATGTGCACTGTCAGCAAGAGTCGCAAAACTGTTTTCGCCTCTCGGCAAATCATGCCAGTGGACATTTTCAGGGATCGGCAATCCGCGATCTGTCCAGTAGCCCATCAAAGTCTCGCGACCGTTTTCGGTAAAGAGGCAGAACAGTTCAACGCCTGCGTCAGCAATAGTGCCGAGGGAGTGAGTTTTGCCTGTGCCAGTCGGGCCTTCGAGCAGGATATTGACGCCGGGGAGTAAAGAGGGTTCTGAAGAAGCTGTGGGAATAGCAGGTGCTATTATAGGAGAGATCGTATTCATTAGCGCAGTCTCACTTTTTCCAAACGCTCGATTTCTCTCGTGATGTACCACTTGGCTTTGCGCAGATCTTCCAGAGGAGAAGTAGACTTAAGCCCCGCACGCCAGATATATTTTATTGCGTTGCCGCAGCAGAAGTTCATGTGTTCTGTAATCTGAATGCATTCGATACCGCTGGGATGATTAGTGTAATGTGGAGGGTGGTTGATGTTGTCTGAGGGTTGTTTTAGTTCAACTGGAGCCTCTTCATAGCTGCGTGGAGTGTCAACTTCAAAAACTGGAGGCCACTTAAAATAAAGTGGAGTCCAGTTTTTATCTTTGATCTCTCTATTGCCCCTGGTTTTGACCTTGGCTGCTGTCTTGTCTTTTCGCTGCATGATAAATCACCTCACACAGGATCATATTCGATATGAATGTGGTTAGTTTCCCAAACTACGTCATAGCCTGTTTCTAAAGCCGCTTGTAGTTCGCTGAGAAGCGCGACTTCAATTGAGAGATCTTTTGGCAGCCGCAGATCTACTGCGTCACCGGTATAGTGTAACGATCCTGACATGTGCTTGCCGTCAGTTAACGAAGTTATCGTTAGATCTTCTTTGAATTCAGCAAATACCTCTTTAGCTATAATAATAGCTAACAGAATTTCGTTTGAGAGCCCACGTACACGAACACCTGGTTTGATAGTTAACATTTAAAAAGTTCCCCTTTGGTTACTTCATAGAACTGAGTTGGTTGAGCAGGGTAGTAACCTGGCTACCGGTAGAATATGCAGTGCTTGGAGCCGCCGATGGAAAAACCGGCTTTGACCGACCCTCAAACCACTTGGCTTCTGTTCCACAGGAATCTTCAGCGTGGTCTAACCTAGCTGTATAACAATCTGGATATCTATATTCGTCTGCGCAGTTACCAGTGACTAGATCAAAGCCTTTACGGACTAAATTCTGCGGCGCAAAACATCGGTAGCGAGAAGCATCCTGGCTGGAATTAGTGCCGATGTGCCTGCAGTTGATGCAGAATTTTGGAGAGGCTTTAGCTAAAACCTCATTCATAACGAGCCCCAATCGCAAGCATGGTAATCCCACCTAGTATACCAATAGGCATTGCAACGATGCTGCCTAATGGTAAAGGTAAAAATGCTGAAACTACTCCGGCGAGACTAATAGCTGCAATTGCAACAGCCAGCCCCCACCAACGACCAATGAGATTCCAAAGGGTCATAGCTTCTTCTCCTCTCTTAGCAAGGGATTCCACTCCCGCCTTTCAAACGCAGTTTCCAGCCATGGCTGTTCGTCCATCGATAGACAGGCTTCGCGGAATTGGCAACCACCGTATTCGGCGCAGGAATGATCGAGGTTATGGCGCCAGGGCTTGTCTGGCCCACGCTGTTTCCAGTCCCTGATAGTGTCTTCGACCCATTCCAGCAGTTCGTCGTACCAACGATTAATCTGCCATTCTGGTCGATAGTTAATCGATTGCGCGGTGTCGTACTTAGTTTTGAGGATCGACACACCGCGAACGATAGCTCCCTCAACTTTGATTCCAGCTTGCTGGCAGCCCCAGGCATAGCCAGTAAACTGACCACGTAGGTCCCACTGGCGTGGCCACGAAGCTCCAAGTTGGGTAGTAGTTTTTTCGTCGCAGATATAGCAGCCGCCCGCGTACTGTATAATTGCGTCCATACGGCCGACGTAGAGCAGAGGGTTACCTGTGACAGGGTGCTGTATAGGGAGAGGATGAGCAAAACTGTATTCGATGGCACGGGCGCCGCCGGGGACTGTGATAGGATGTCCATCGTCGTGATCAAGGGGGTAGTTGGAGAAGTAGAATTCAAAAGCCCCGCACATGCGCTCGGCAGACTTGGCACTGGCCGAGGGGCAATCGAAGCCGCCATAGAAGGCTAAAAGAGCTTTGAGACCTAAGGCGATAGCGGTGCCAGCATCTTGAGGCTCGCGTTGGATTGAAACCCACTGGCCGTTGACGAAGCCTACGATCTCGCCAGTGTAGAAAGCCTTGCGGGTTACTTCTAAACCCTTGGCGAAGGCTCCGCCGGCATGAAGGTGAACGCTGGTGCCTTTGGCTTTCCAGTGCTGGATATAAGTTTTGCGGAATTGCTCGGGGCAAGCCTTGCGAGAGGCGAGCATGGAAGAGTCGAAGATTTCAGGGAATCCTGCGACGAAGGGGATTTGCGTGCCCTCGGCGGAAACCCCACTGGTAGTGGTTTGATCGAGTAGATAGTCGTTAATCATTCTATCACCTGTCCTGTAACATCTAATACTGCAATATCCATTTCCATAAACAAGTATGGATCGTCTTTGGCCCCTTGCAGATCAACAGCTAGCATTCGTTCCGGTGTTCTGTCGGCTTCTGCATACAGAGAAGGTTGTTGTTCGTACTCAACTGTAATTGTGATAGTTATTCTAGTTTTCATTCTGTCGCCTCCTCTTGTTCATTCCACAACTGCCAATCTACCATCAGGCGATCAGCAAAAAAATGCGGGCCGCAAAGATCAGTTTGTGAAACTGCATGGCCCTCGACAATGACAGTTGGCCGAGCGCCGCATTCGCGGCATTCGCGGCTGAAGTTAGGGCGGAAGTTAAAGTGCTTCCGCAGGTGATAGAGAGGGGTGCTCATTTGGGCGAAAACGGCCAATTATACTGATTGACAATACGTTTAGCTTCTAGAAAGCCCTTTTGCCAGCCGACTTGCTTTCCGATTATATAACCTAGTATACAGCCAAGTATATAAGCTATACAAATCCACATCCAAGTTTCCATAGCTTAAAGCCCTTTTAGTTGATCAAGCAGATCTCCGGCGTCAACTGGGGTGACTGGAGCTTTCTTGCCCCTGCTAGACTTTGGTTTTGCTGCTTCAGCCGTTGCACTGATTCGGTTCTCGCGCAGCACTTTAATAGCTTCACGCATTTCTTCAAGACTGATCGTGCCGTCAGTAGCCTTGCGCCGCCACTCAGCGATACGGTTGAGTAGTTCAGGATTTTGAACGATCATTTCACGGGCACCTTTCCAGTGATTTCGCGAGCCTCGCGGACGACTTCGGTGATGCGGTCAGCAGACCAGCCTGTGCGAAGATCAGTTAGCGCGATTTTGGTTAACAGACCAAGAGCTTTTAGCCCATGTTGGTCTATTAATGCTAGGTTAGGATTTCGCTCTGTTACTCCGCCTTCGAAAAACTTCTGCAACAGCTCAGTGATAAACTTGCTATAAGCCCCGTGAGGGATGCGGTTTTCAACCGAGCTGAACAAGTGTAAGTCGAGCTTCGCACGTAGATCCTCAGGGATTACTGTGTTGAGCGCAGTTGGGCGAAGGATTTTTTGGGGGCGACCTGAGGACATGATGGCTAAAACCCGAAGTCGTGGGGGCCAGAATGATCGTACGGCAAAGAGCAATAACCTTCTAACTCAGAATCTGGGTTTACCGCTGTAGCACGGCATTTTGCTTTTTCTAAGATTTCCGGGAAATTGCCTAGAGTTGCTGCGCGTATTGTAACGCTGCCGAGGTGACGGCCTGCTATATGCTGTTGAAAAGTTTTTTCACCGTAGATTGAATTCGAGAGTGTAGCTTCAACTGCTGCTCGTTCCCCAACGTATTCAAGGATACGGAGTACTCTAATTTTGTCAGACATAATTAGACCTCTAACCCTAATTGCAATTTCATGCGTGGATTATCTCATGGAATACCCGCGCACGTCAATCAAGAATTGGTTTTAGTCCGGCGGTTCCAGGGCTGGAAACGTAGCATTTCACTGGTTGTTGGCCAGCTACCCTCAAAACAGTACGCACGATCATCGATATAAATCAAAGCACCAGGCTTAATAATTGGCCACTTTAACCAATCGTAAACCACTTCCCAGAAATCGTCGGGGGGCTGATTACCTAGCTCGTCAAAAAGTTGCCTCTTCATCCATTGTCGCATTGCAAACTGCCCACGAAGATAACGCGAGCGAGCAGAGCTGATAGCTACGTCACAGCGATCTTCACAGTAAAGACCGACTAGCCATTTAATGGCTCCTGGAACAGGGTCACCTGTTATTCGTCCTGGGGACCATATCCCGTCGTATTGGTGGAGAACACCGTCGAAGTCAACAGATATTAAGGGGCGCCAAGGATTTCTATCTTGTTTCACTGTGTGCACTTTCAAATTCCTCTTCCGATAACACGTAATACCAGGGGCCTTTGCCGCACAAAGGGCATTTGTGTTGGGTGCTGTACTTGACGTAATTCTTAGTTGGTTCAGCAGCATGTTGCCAGACGTGTCTGCATCCAAAGTCTGGCAGCAGACCGCCCGCCAACCGCCCACATTGGTGGTAATGAGGCAGAGTTGGGTCTTGGGTGAAGGCTTCAGCGTCAGTCTTCACAAAACAGCTCCCAAGTTCGTGGGAATTTCTCGGCAACGAGTTGGCTGACCGCTTCAGCAAACTGACGAATCTCCCACTGCGCAGTTGAATCCAAGCGTAGCGTTAAAAACGCTAGCCAGTTACGCAGACTTGTCGAAGCTCGCATGCGAGAGTAACGGCCGACGGGCAGACATACTCTGGCTAATTCCTTAGGGACGCCTAGTGTAAGCCAGTTGGAATAAAACTCCTGTGCTTCTTCATATTGGTCTTGAAGGCCATCCTGAAAGACTTCTGCTTCATGGATAGTAAAAGGTCTGGAACCTTCAACCGCTGCAGCTTGCTTGTTGCTGCCAGTTACCTGTTGTAACAGACGTTCAACTGTCGGCACGTAGTTTATATCTGGCAGCGGGGCGTATCGCGCAGACATTTCGTTATACGACTGTGTTCTGTGCCTTTGCCATTCACGGAATACAAAGATTGGTGCTTGAACCTCAATTACCATACCAGCAAATTCAAAGGGAGTTAGATGCTGATGTTTGTAGAGATACCGCAGCAATTGTTTATCGCCAGGGCTATAGCTACAGCTCTTTGCATGGGGGGTTGAATCACAGCTGCAGGGGGTTGTGTTCCAGCCCCTAAACGAACCTTGAGTTGACTGCCGTGCGGCTTCTATAATACCGGCTTCGAAGTCATTTGCGGCGTCGTGGGGGTCTTCAACTCCAGCTTTTCCGGTGCCCCAGCATTCGATTAGTTCGACGTAGCCGTGGTCTAGAACTTGAACTTTCATGATAGCCTTTCCTTTAATGAATTCTCTCAACCCCCATCTGTTTCAGCTCCCGCAACAAAGCTGCAGCGTCTAGTTTTGAGCCGGTAAATTCAGCCAAAGATTGCTGCTGTGTAGTAACCCTAGTAACATAATCACGTATTGCTTGGCGTTCGTAAGGATTAGCTGGTGCCGCCGGCGGGCAGATAGGTTCAGGTTGTTTTACCAGAAAGGGATCGTGAGTGATTTCCTGGTTGAAGCCCATGGCTAAATCAGCCATTGCGACACGGGTTAGTTTTCTAGCGCCTGATTTGTGGCGAAGGTCTTGAAACAAGCCAACGGTTTGCTGTTCACCTGTCAGTTCATCAACGTACATGACTAGGACAACGCCTAAAGCGGTCCAATTTGCGGGGTTGGAGAACTGTTCGTGGATGGCTTGGTTAACGCCTTTGAGACGCTTGACAGCGCCCTCGCCCTTGCGTTGGTCTTTGAGGGCTTCAGCTAATAGCTGGTCGAGGTCACCGAAACGCTGCGCGCGGCGCCGGGCATGGAGCTTGGCTTTTGAGGACATGTGAGAGATCTCCTGGAAAGTTAGTAATCATGCTGGGATTAGCGAGGGAATCGCCAGAAAATAGATCTGGGAGCTGGATAGGCTTCTTCCTCAATAAATTCTATGTCATGGCCTATAGGATGACTTAGTTTAGTGTGAGTCATACTTGCGCCTTGGCAAAGTGTATCTTCGATACCATCGCGAAGATGTTTGAATTCTTCGTTGCGGAGAACAAATTCTCCGGCTTTAGCTAAGCTACCACTGCCTGGGCCAGTAAATAGCCGGATATGTGTATGGCCACCAAGTACAACGAAATGAAATTTGAATAGCATTGTGAGAGATCTCCTGGTGTGTTGCCACGTTCGTGCGCGAGTATTTAACCGGAATATCCGCGCGGAGTCAATCAAGAATTGCAGAAACTTTTACAAGGACTTTAAAAGAAAAGAGCCAGTCTCCCACAATGGATTAACCTGGCTCCTTCCCCGCCCACCCAGCCGGAGACTCTCACATCGGGGAGCTGGGGGGACTTTGAAACTGCGGATACTGACTTCTGGCTTCCGCGTCGCACAGTTCACCGTGTCAGCTTGATCTCACGCTATAGCGCTTACGTGAGGGATGCAAAGGTAGGAATAATCTATCGTACCTTTGTGCGCTTCATCGAATCGCTCTTCAGTATCGGCTCTAATTGTGCTCTGTTCACTGCTGGTCCTATGGAATCGTCGGGGGCATATACGGTATGCCACTTGCGAACGATCACAGCCAGACTGCCCTGCGTGGAACCAAGGAGCAGAGCCGATACTGAAGAGGGCTCGACAGTTATCCGCCTGTCGTGAGTTCCAACTGCCAAGCCATTCAGTCCGGTTACCGTGTCCGGCGCCTGCGTTATTCAGGCGGAAAAGAACTTGACAGTTGTTTGGT